TGAAAAGATTATAGAAAAACATCCTGAGTTATTAATTAAACAAGATCCAGGAGTGCAAACTTTCCCTGAGGATATCAAGGTTTATAATTTCTTTCATTGTAATTTTAAAGATAATCAATGGACCGGAGAAGATATGTCTTTCTGTGATCTAGCAAGATCAGTTGGTTTTAAAGTGTATGCTCATATAGACTCCACTTTAATCCATCATGGCAGCTATGGCTACAAAGGAGCCTACAAGGATATATTTAAACAACAAGAGCTAGAAGAAATAGCCGACCGAAATGGGTTTTAATGACAAAAGATAGTAAAGATATGTACCATAAATTGGCTGATTATGCCTATATTGCTGGCCTTTTTGATGGTGAGGGATGTTTATACGCTGGGTTCATGAGATTTTAAAAGTAGGAACTGTAAGTTTAAATATAAAAAACAAATCTCCTAGTTCTAAGTCTCATTGGAAAGATCAATGGCGTTGGAGATGTAGTCACCGAGATGCTTATAAGGTTGCTAAAATTTTATGGCCTTTCGCTCAAGTGAAACAACATAAGATAGAACAGATTATAGATCATTACGAACCAGAATTTAAAGATGAGAATGTAGTTAGCCTGGAGGCGTATCGAAATGAATAATGTATTTTTCTTTATCTTTACCTTTCTAGGTTTAATGACTTTGTTAAGTTTGTATATGTTGGTGGTGGTGCTATGAAAAATTTAAAAGAAAGATTTAAGGTATGGTCTCTGTATTATAGACAAGAGATTATCTGGTTTGTAATTGGATTTATATTAGGAGCCTTATGCCTTTAAAATGGAATAAACTTTTTAACTATCCGCCTTCGACTCGGAGTACAACGGATGGACTTAGAACCTATGATGTAGGTACTGAGAAACTACCTTCAGTTACAACTATTCTGGGGGCAACTCAGAGTACCGAGAAGCAGGAATCTTTGGCGCGTTGGAAGGCGTCTGTTGGCGAGGAGCAAGCGACAAGAATCAAGGATCAAGCGGCTGCGCGCGGTACTGACATGCATACGCATTTAGAACATCATATCTTAGGACAAGGCTATTTAGATTTACGGCCGGAAGGACGAATTGCAAAGGACATGTCGGATACGATAATTGCTAAAGGATTCAATGATTTACAAGAAATTTGGGGAAGTGAAGTGGTTGTCTACTACCCCGGTTTGTACGCCGGAGCGACAGACCTTGTTGGGATCTATGATTACGAGGATAGTATAATAGATTTTAAACAAAGTAATAAACCAAAACGTAAGGAGTGGATTGATGATTATTTTATGCAGTTAGGTGCTTATGCGATGGCTCATAACTATGTTCATCGAACCGAGATTACTCAAGGAGTTATATTGATGTGTACTCCGGATAATTATTTCCAAAAGTTTCAGGTAAAAGGCAAGGAGTTTATCAGATACCAACATCAATTTCTAGAAAGGGTTAATAAATATTATGAACAAAAAAACAATCAAAGCAGTTAGTAGAAGGATTCTAAAAACTATGATGGCGGACGAGAAACAATTACGGTTGTTATTAGAAACCGAAACTGAGGGTGTGCCAGAGAGACAATTGGATGGTCTGTTGATTAAGGTTGAGCAACAATTGGGCAGGATTATGGTGAATCAGAACAAGCTACTATTATTACAAGATATTACAGAAGAGTAAGTGTGACATATTTGTCACAGTCAAGGTGCCTTATTCTTGCCACAAGTGACAAGGATCAAGCGACTGGGATTTTATAAGAAGTGAGGTTTTATGCGGTTGATCACGAATCTATAGGTTTTTCAAAAGTATGAAATTGCTAAAACAGCACTTTGAGTTTACACGTGATCTCGTGATTTCGTGATCAGCAAGGAATACCAATGGTTTTAGAAGGTGCGACAATTTGTGCTTAAATAAGCATTGGTATAAGCCACTCATTTTATGATAGGGGCCGCGCGGAACTTTTGGGTTGGCAAAAGTAGAAAAAATATTTTTGAAATGCTATAGGGGTAAAAATATGATAGGAAGAAACAAGAACTGGACGGGTCCTTCCGACTGGATCAATGAGTTTAATAAGGTACACAACCCAGAATTTTATTATGGCAAAGACAAAAAGAAAACCAAAGAGAAGAAAACCGAGAAGAAGAAAACAAGTCGTTCCAAGTCAACCGAACGATATCCCATATTCAAAGTACAGGATTGAGTGGACCGATGCGTTGAGTGATTCAGGTTGGGCTGATGACAGAGAGTTTACTAAAATGAAATTAGCTAAACCAATTAATGAAGGTTGGGTATTTTCTAGAGATAAAGATTCAGTAAAAATATTTGCGTCTTATGATTTAGACCCTGTTACAAAAGAAATAACCTTTGGTGATCGTACTATGATTCCTACCTCATGGGTAGTTAGAATGACTAAGATAGTATAGGTTTTGGTTTCTTTTCTTTTAAGTCTTTTCCTTCTGTTTCTTTTTTGTCTATTAATAAAGCATTATCTTCTTTAATAGTTGTAATTCTTTCATTTAATTCTTCTTCAGTTAAATCTTCAATCTTACCAGTTCTAATTATTTTTTGTTCAATATATAATCCACCAACAGCGCCACGTGCTTTCTCTGCATTAGTTGCTGCCGAGAATGATTTAGATTTAATAGCTTCATCTCTAATTTTAGCTAGTTCTGTTAAGTGACCACCAAAAGATATGTTGTGCTTTTTGTAGTGCTCTTCTCGTAGTTCTCCAATGTGTTTAAATACTAGGGGATAATGTTTTGGGTCTTGAAGTTGACTAGCTTTTACTCTAAGGGTTGCGTTGTCTCCTTCATATCCTGCGTTCTTAGCACATTCATATGCGTATAAATGGCCTTCGTTGAACACCAATAGCTCAGCGAATTTACGTTGCATAGGTGTGAGTCTAGCTGGTAGTCCTGGTTTCTTTTTTTGTAATGAATTCTCCATGATTGACAATATATGTATATTGTCTTATAAAGTCAAATATGAAAGATGACAGAGGAAATCTAGATTTAACTAAACAAATTGATGATTTAAAGGCTCAAGTTGAGAGCTTAAAAGCTGAATTAGCTAGGGCTAAAGAGGATCATCAATATGATAATTTAGTTCATCAGAAGGAATTGGAGTCTTTAAGAAACCCAGTTAACAAATTAAGAGATAAAGGATTAATGTAATGCTTAGAGGTAGAGATTTAATTATGATCTTCGATAGATTCGTAGGTCCAAAGAAAGGTAGTAGTGTTGCTCAGGATGCTCGGGTTCAAGTTAGAACACCAGACGGAAGACATTATGATGTTATGAGTGTAAATTTAGTTGAAAATAAAATTTTTGGTGCTAGAGAGACGCATAGAATAGTGATTACAACTCACGAAGAAGTTGCTCCAATGGGTGCACCGAAGCTAATTGTGTAACCTTCTGTTATCGTCATTATTTTGATGAAACCTGAAACAAAATTATGGCATGAGCTTAAGAGAGTTACAACAAAAATTACATGGACAAGAGTTGAAAATACTAGCTTACTTGGTACTCCTGATTTATTGGGGTACAATACTTCTGGCCACTTTTTTACAGTAGAATTAAAGATAACATCCAATAACAAAATCCGATTTAGTCCACATCAAATTTCATTCCATTTACAACATCCAAAGAATACTTTTATACTTGCCAAGAAGCCCAGTCAGGGCTCCTGCAAATTGTTTCCAGGTACCAGTATCTTGGCACTTGTTAAAGAAGGATACAAGAATCAAGATGCTTGTTGCTTGTCCCTTGTAGATTTAGAATCTTTCTTCGAATCGCTTGTTGCTTGATGCTTGTGGCTTGCCGCTTGTAGCTTGGTGCTTGCAACTTCAGGTTGTAGTCGCTTGTGGCTTGCTGCTTGTAGCTTCCGTAACCTCCGGAGCTCTGCGTAATATTTTGGATGTCTCCAGACATGAGTCATTAGTGTTTTGGATATGCAACATTACTTACAGTTTTATCCCAGCATTGTCTACAGCTGCCGCATGCATTCCCCTGATCCTGTGCCGGGCAGGTCTTGCCTGCCTGGACTACAGTCGACGTATGAGGCCAGAAGTTAACTGGCCCCTGGTCTATCATATGCGAGGACACACGAATGATTAAATTTTTTGGTACCACAGCCGGGTCCATCAGCGTTAAGAGCTTCACTTCGCGTGTTGGCATCCAGTGCTGGACCTGTGGTGTCCGGTTACAAATTTCGAATATGTTCTTGAGATGCTGCGCCCCCTGCAGGTCCCCGGAGTCATGCCACCTGAACCATGGAA